CCGAATGACCTCGCTTCCCCTCTCCCAGTGCTCCGATCTGCAGACCCGTCAAATCAAGTGGATCTGGCGAGGAGATCAACTCAAGAATGGAGACGGGCGCCCCTCTCAGTTCATTCACTGGGGTGTCCCTGCAACAGTCATCGCAGCGCAGGCACAAGAGGTACACGCAGACCCCAATCGTAAATGCCCCATCAGCGGGTGGCGATCCTCGCAGGGGTGACCCTCCCGCCGACCTGGTAGAATTCTCTCAGTTCAATCAACACCCCCCCTCCGATGATCACCACCACAATCGACGGCGTTCAGTTCAAGGTCACCCGCCTTAAGACCCGTGGTCCCCGCCCTGATGAACTCTGGCAGCGTCAGGGTCAGCGTGGTAGGGGTGCTAGCGTCGGAACCGTTCGTTCCGGCGACGGAGACCATTCAGTAACGCAGCGTGGTCGGGGTCAAGGCAGCGGCGACCGTTGCGTTGGCGGAAGCGGTATCACTCTCAACGGCGTTGGTGGTATGGGTAAGGTGATGGTCGCTGATCTGGAAGCAGTGATGACTCGTGCCCGTGATCAGCACCGTGTAGACCGCCGTGCCGCTGCCCGTGATCGTATTAGCGGGGCAGTCTGATTCCCATTCGTTCGTGATCGGCAGTGGTGCGGTTATGCCGCCCCGCCGCCCGCCGGGGCGCGTTGTTATAGGGGACCCATAATGCTAAGCTATAAACGACCCAGATCGCCTTCGATATATTCATAAGGATAAAAAAATCCCGGACAAAATTCCAAAAGTCTCTAAAGTCGTGTGTTTACTATATAAAACAAAATAAGATATTATATTACCTCGAATGAAAAAAAATTTCGGAGAAAATTTTCAGTCTATACAAGTTGATCCAGTCACAGGAAATTATTATCTCATCATTCCAGAAGACGTTGCGAATGAACTTTCCTGGTATGAAGATACAGATATTAAATTAACCATAGAAGGTAATGAAGTAATACTTTGTGAAAATACGGATGTCTGAAAAAATATATCACATATACGTCAAGAATAAGTGCATATTTCATTCGATTAATGAAGATGAATTTCAACATACTTGGAATACATTAAACAATCTTGTAGGAATTATGAAAACTGATTATTGTGCGAATGATTTAGATTTTGAGGAAATAGAAACGATCTCTATTGACAATACATAGATCGTACATTATAATACTGATGTAAACGACATATCTTATGACTAAAGGATTTACTGTAAAAGCAAAAAGTCCCGTAATTGCTAAAGAAGCAGAATGGGATTATGATTTAGCAAAGGAAATGGTACGCGGAAAATCCGTTGTATTCTGTCTTCCGGGAAGAGGTGTTTCTTATACCTACTTAAAGAATTTTGTTCAGTTATGTTTTGATCTTGTGCAAGCAGGTGCAAGTATTCAAATTTCACAAGACTACAGTTCAATGGTTAACTTCGCACGATGCAAGTGCTTAGGAGCAAATGTTCTTCGTGGTCCGGATCAAAAACCTTGGGACGGAAAACTGAAGTATGATTGGCAACTTTGGATTGATAGTGATATTGTATTCAACAGTGAAAAGTTTTGGCAACTCGTTCTGATGGATAAGAATCTTGCTGCTGGTTGGTATTGTACTGAAGATGGTATGACTACTTCAGTTGCTCATTGGTTAGAGGAGGATGATTTCCGCAATAATGGTGGAGTTATGAATCATGAAACCATCGAAACAATGCAAAAGCGTAAGAAACCATTTACTGTTGACTATACTGGATTTGGTTGGCTCTTGATTAAGAATGGAGTATTTGAACATTCTGAAATGAAGTATCCATGGTTTGCTCCTAAGATGCAAGTATTTGAATCTGGAGAGGTTCAGGATATGTGTGGTGAAGACGTATCATTCTGTCTTGATGCAAAAGAGGCAGGATTTGAAATTTGGTGCGATCCTCGAATTCGTGTTGGGCATGAAAAAACAAGAGTCATTTAACATTCTTTGTAAGGGAAAGGAAATTTATTCAAATCTTACAGAAGAAGAATATTTCGATATTATGGAGAATCTGTCGGTAGAATTCTATCAGACGGGTTCTCCTCGTCCTGAAGAACTTGAAACTGAAATTATTGGAGAAAATTAATGGCTATTAAAAAATCTTTGAGTGGTAAAGAAATTATTGAGTCTCATCCAAAGAGTACTCGACAAGGATGTGGAGCAAATACAAAATATGCCTCTACATCTCGTAATAAAGCTCGTAAAAAGTATAGAGGTCAAGGTAAAGGATGAGTTGTTTAATTACTAACTTACCTACGACAAAAGTTTGGGTTCGTAAAGAATACTTACGTGACCTTAAGGATGGACATGGTGAGTTTGTAGAAGGCGTTTGGGTATCGGCAAAGTCCATACCTGGACGTGCTTTTTATTTTGAGACGTACTTACCTGAGTATGCGGCAATGTTCGATAAATTACCGATATCGGCTTTTGTCTCGTCTCCAGAAACACCAAAAACACCTGATTTTAAGGTTTCGACTCATATTTTCCAAGTTGAAAACGGTATCAGATGGGGTAGACTTGGTGATACAAACGATTATTTCTGGGAAACTACGAAGGAAAGAGAAATAAATAAGTTCTCTGCGCAAAATTGAGTTGAAACAGCATTCGATGGGCAAACATCTGCTTCTGGAGGTGTACAATGTTGATTTTGAAGCGATTAATGATGTGGAATCGCTTCAAAATGCAATGATTCGAGGCATTAACCGTGCCAAGATGACCATTTTAAACACATTTTCTCATTGCTTTCTACCACAAGGTTGTACGGTAGTGATTGCACTTGCAGAAAGTCATGTTTCTTGTCATACTTGGCCAGAAAACGGTTGTTTAGCAGTAGATGTATATACATGCGGTGAAGGAAATCCACGTTTAATAGCACTCGAAATTTTAAAATACCTTAACTCAGACTCTTATTCGTTGCGTGAAGTAGATCGTTAAATATAAATGTGCGATAGAAACCGCACGTTAATAAAAGTTCTGTTTTATTCATTAAAACAGGAGTTAAAAATGTCAAATTCATCAACAGATAGAGATTCAAATTATATGAGAGAAATGTGGGGAACTACAAAATTAATCACTGATTATGAATTATCACCACAAAAAAGAGTTATTCAGGAAGTAATGATGGATAATGCACCGAAACATAATCTATCTAAGCAATCTGAATTACATGAAAAGATTCGTAATGATGATGATTATGATGATTGGGATTATGGAACTGAACCATCTTATGGATCTTCTTGGTAATAGGGTATAAATAAATCAAGATAACTTTTGTTTAATGTCAATCACAAGGATATCAAGATCATTTAAGGATATTAGTTTATCTTTCGATCCACATCCAGTGACCAAGGATCTTCCAATTCTCAAAAATGAGAGTGCAATTCGTAGATCAGTAAGAAATCTAGTTGAGACTATTCCAACTGAAAGATTTTTTAACTCTCTTCTTGGTTCTGATGTGAGATCAAGTCTTTTTGAATTTGTTGATTATGGTACGGCATCTGTAATTGAGGATCAAATTTTATCAACTCTTTCAAATTTTGAACCAAGAATTAATAATGTGAGAGTTGAAGTTGATCCTCAACCAGATATTAACACATTTAATGTGAATATTATATTTGATATCGTTGGACAAGAGTTTCCGACACAAGAATTCTCATTCATACTAGAGGCAACAAGATAAAATGCCTTTCACTAAGTTTACTAATTTAGATTTTGATCAGATAAAGACATCCATTAAGGATTATCTTCGTGCAAATTCCAATTTTACGGATTTTGACTTCGAAGGGTCTAATTTTTCTGTATTAATCGATACTTTAGCATATAACACTTATATTACAGCATTCAATTCAAATATGATTGTTAATGAATCCTTTTTGGATTCGGCAACATTAAGAGAGAATGTTGTTTCTTTAGCAAGAAATATTGGTTACGTACCCCGCTCAAGAACCGCTGCAAGAGCAAGTATATCCTTTCAAGTACCAACGACTACAACTAGTCAAACACTTACGCTACAAGCGGGTCTAGTGTGTGTAGGAGCATCAGATAATACTTCATATACATTCTCAATTCCTGAAAATGTTACAACAACTGTATCTGGAGGTTTTGCAACCTTTGGATCTACAGAATTTCCAATTGAAGTTTATCAAGGAACTTTTCTAACCAAGCAATTTGTTGTCGATGGATCATTAGATCAAAGATTTATTCTTGAAAATTCATTTATTGATTCATCTACAATAGTTTCTTATGTTAAAGGTATCAATGATAGTGGATTGGGAAGGCAATATGAGCAAATTGATAATATTTTAAATGTCAATTCCACATCAGAAACTTATTTAATTCAAGAGGTTCAAGATGAAAAGTATGAACTTCTTTTTGGTGATGGAATTTTTGGTAGAAAATTAGAAAATGGAACAATTATAACTGTTACTTACATCATTACTGATGGAAAAGAAGGTAATGGTGCATCAAGATTCTCATTTCAGGGAACTTTTAAAGATTCTAACAATAATATTTCTATACCATCAGGTTCAATTACTGTTAATACAATTTCTTTGGCAAATAATGGTGGAGAAATTGAATCTATTTCTTCAGTAAAATATTTTGCTCCTCGTCTTTATTCTGCACAATATAGAGCAGTTACTTCAAGAGATTATGAAGCAATTATTCAACAAATATATCCAAATACCGAATCAGTATCAGTTGTTGGTGGGGAAGAACTTGATCCACCACAATTTGGAAAAGTTTTAGTTAGTATAAAACCAAAAAATGGAGATTTTGTTTCCGACTTCGATAAGCAAAATATCTTATTGAAATTGAAAAATTATTCTTTAAGTGGAATTAAGCAAGAAATTATAGATCTCAAAGTTCTTTATGTAGAAATAGATTCTTCAATCTATTATAATTCGGCACAAATTACAAATGTAGATAATTTAAAGACAACTATTACAACATCACTATCAGATTATGCTTCATCAGTTGATCTGAATAAATTTGGTGGAAGATTTAAATACAGTAAAATATTACAAGTTATTGATAAAGTTGATACTGCGATTACATCAAACATTACCAAAATTAAAATTAGAAGAAATTTAAAGGCACTTCTAAATCAATTTGCTCAATATGAACTATGCTTTGGTAATAAATTTCATATTAATTCAAATGGATATAATATTAAAAGTTCTGGATTTTTTCTATCATCAACTACAGATCCGGTATATTTGACTGATGTTCCAAATAAAGATTTAAATGGAAATTTAGATGGAAGTGGTAAAGGTGTCGTATCAATAGTTAAAAAACAAGCAGATGGAAGTTATCGCGTTATTGTAAAATCAGCAGGAACTGTTGATTATACTAAAGGTGAAATTATTCTCACCACAATTAATATTACATCCACAATAAAATCTGATAATATTATCGAAATTCAAGCATTTCCAGAATCTAACGATGTGGTTGGATTGAAGGATTTGTATTTAAATTTCGATGTTTCAAACAGTAAGATAAATATGTTAAGAGACGTGATTGCTTCAGGAGAAGATATCTCCGGAGTTACATTTGCAAGAGACTACTATACATCAAGTTATTCAAATGGAGATCTGGAGAGGAAATAAAATATGATTGAAACTGGATTTAATAGTAGAGTTAAAATTCAACAGATAATTGATAATCAGATTCCTGAATTTTTACTTTCAGAATCACCAAAAGCTTCCGAATTCTTAAAGCAATATTATATTTCTCAAGAATATCAGGGAGGACCTGTTGATCTTGCAGATAATTTAGATCAATATTTAAAATTAGATAATTTAACACCAGAAGTTGTACAGGGAGATACTTTTCTCACTGATAGTATTACCGATAATTCGGATATCATTTCTGTAGATTCTACAAAAGGATTTCCTAATCAGTATGGACTATTAAAAATTGATAATGAAATTATCACTTATACTGGATCTACTTCAACCACATTTACTGGTTGTGTTAGAGGATTTAGTGGAATTACAACATATCATAAAGAAAATTCTCCAGAAGAATTGGAATTTTCAATTTCATCTAGTGCATCTCATTTAGATAATTCTAGAGTAATTAATTTAAGTTCCTTGTTTTTGCAAGAATTTTATAAAAAAATTAAATTTACTTTAACTCCAGGATTAGAAAATGTAGCATTTGTTCCTAATCTAGATGTTAGTAATTTTATAAAGGAATCGAGAAGTTTTTACCAATCAAAAGGAACTGAGGAATCTTTTAGAATTCTTTTCAATATTCTATATGGAGAATCTCCAAAAGTTATTGATCTCGAAACTCTACTACTTAAACCATCTGACGCTCAATTCAGAAGAAGAGAAGTATCTATTGTAGAAAGAATTTCTGGAGATCCATTAAAATTACTTGGACAAACTATTCGAAGATTAGAAAATCCAAAAACTCAAGCGGCAGTATCAGAAATTGAAATTCTTACTAGAAGTGGAAAAACTTACTATAAGTTAAGTGCTTTTGTTGGTTATAATGATGATGAATTAACTGAAGGTGAATTCTTTATTACTGGTAATACAAAATCACTCGAAACTGTTTCTATTGGTTCATCTATTATTTCCGTAGATTCGACTATAGGATTTTCAGAATCAGGAACACTTATATCTGGATCAAATTCAATTACATATTCTGATAAAACTATTAATCAATTTTTAGGTTGTTCTAATATTACTGCAACTATAAATCCCACAGATAATATTAGATCTAACGATATAGTTTATGGGTATGAAGATGGAGATACTACCAAAAAAGTTGAACTTAGAATTACTGGAGTTTTATCAGAATTCATTCCAACTTCAGACATTTATCTTGCTGAAGAAAAGGAAACTATCACCGTTAAAAATCTTGGTGAAGTAATTAATAATCCAGAAACTAATAAAACATATAAAGAGATATTTGCAAATTCTTGGATTTACAATACTAGTTCAAGATATCAAATTGGACAAATTGCTGGATCTACATTTACATTATTAAGTAAGATAGATAAATCAAGTTTAAAAATTGATGATAATGTAGATATTTTAGTCAGAGGAACACAAAATGTAGTTGTATCCAATGCACTAGTCGTTAATATCAATAATTCAAATAATCAGATTACTTTAAATAATATTGGACCCTTTTCTCCATCAGTATCTTTAGATTATGATATTAGAAGAAAAATTAAAAAAGCATCTAGTTCTGGAGCAAGTTTAGAATTTGGGAATGCTAAATTAATTTCTGATATTCAAAATTTATATAATGATGAGCATTTTGGATATGTTGCATCAAATTCACTACCAAATTATAATATAACAAAAAATCTTAATGATGCCTCAATATCTCAAGCAAGTCCTCCAAGACTACAAGATTTTGATGCAAATACTCAAAAATATTCTATTATTTCATTCTCTACAAATGTACCATTTATAACTGGTGACGCTGTAGTTTATGAATCAGAATTTGAACCAATGCCTGGTTTAGTTTCTGGAGAGACTTATTATATTCAAGTATTAACTCCTCCTAATCAAATAAGACTTTATACATCAAGATCTTTTGTGGGAGGTTTGGATTATATTCAATTTGATTCCTTACAGACTTTAGGTTATCATAAATTTATTTTAGAAGAGCATAAAACTAAAGTTATTAGTCCACAAAAAAATCTTCGAAAATTTCCATTAAATCATAACTTTGAAGATGGGTTTGGAGAAGAAACTCAACCTGGACCTATTGGATTATTAATAAATGGAGTAGAAATAGTTAGTCCAAAATCTGATGATAAGATCTATTATGGACCATTAGATTCTATCAAAGTAGTTAATAGTGGACAAGGTTATGATGTAATTAATCCCCCAAGAGTTGTTGTATCCAATCCACCATCAGGAGGAACTACTGCGAAAGTCAATGTTGCTGTCAGAGGATCTGTAAAAAATGTTCTAGTAGATCCGCAAGATTTTGATTTAGATACTGTTGTTTCTGCTACTATTTCTGGAGGAAATGGAAATGGTGCAATTTTAAATCCAATTGTATCAAGAAGATTTAGAGAAGTTGAATTCGATGCTAGGACACTAATTAATGGTGGTGGATTAGATATTACCGATGAAACAATTACGTTTAGAAGTATTCATAATTTTATAAATGGACAACCAATTATCTACAGTCAAAATGGTAATGAACCTTTAGGAATTGGAACTTTTGGACCACCAGATTTAATTAATAATGAAGTACAGAATAAAACGTTAGTAAGTGGATCAATTTATTATCCAAAAGTCGTTAATCCAAGTACAGTTAAATTATATCCAACATTTAATGATTATACTGTTGGTGTTAATACTATTGGAATAACAACAGAAAATAATAATGGAATTCATAAGTTTAGAACTATAGAGAAGAATACCTTAAGATCTATAAAAGTTTTAAATCCTGGTAGTGGATATGAAAATAGAAATTTATATATTTCAACTGCAGGAGTATCGACAGCATTCAATACAATAACATTCAATAATCATAATTTTAAAAGTGGAGATTTGGTAGATTACTCTACAACAGGAACTGCAATTTCTGGGTTATCCACTAGTAATCAATATTATGTTCTTAAAATTGATAATGATACATTCAAATTATGTGATGTTGGAATTGGTGCGTCAATTACTTCAAATTATGAAAGAGAAAATTATATAAAATTCTATTCTGTAGGTTCAGGATATCATATATTCAAATATCCAAATATCAATTTAACTGTTAATGTATCTTTTGGGAGCACAATTGTAGGAATAATTACCGCAATTCCTGTGGTTACTGGAGAAATTGTAGATGCATATCTTTATGAACCTGGAACAAATTATGGATCGGACATTTTAAATTTACAAAAAACTCCGACAATTTCATTTAAAACTGGAAAAAATGCTCAATTAAGTGCAATAATTAAAAATGGAGTTATTAGTCAGGTTGATATTTTAACTGGTGGATTAGAATATAGTTCAACTCCAGAATTAATTGTTAGTGGAACTGGTACTGGAGCAATTTTAAGACCAATCATAGAAAATGAGAAAATCACCAAAGTAATAGTCATTAATGGTGGTACAAATTATAATTCTGAAAATACTAAAATAAAAATTGAGCCAGCAGGAAAAAATGCTCTTATAGTAAGTTCAATAAGATCCTTAACAGTCAATAAGCAATCTAAATTTGGTGATGAAATTTTAGAAGATACTTTAAATAATTTGGAGTATGCATTTGTTGGATATCCAGTTAATATTGGAAATTCTAATTTTGGTGACTCTGGGTTATTACACTCACCAATTATTGGATGGGCATATGATGGAAATCCAATTTATGGTCCATATGGATATTCCAATCCAGAAGATATAACTTCTTCATTAAAAGTTTTAAGCACTGGATATACTTTAAATACTTCAAATATTATAAATCGCCCTTCTCCATTTGGTCCCGGATTCTTTATTGAAGATTATAGTTTTGATGCTTCCGGAGATTTAGATATTCACAATGGTAGATTTTGTAAAACTCCAGAATTTCCAAATGGGATATATGCTTATTTTGTCGGAGTCTCTACAGATATTAGTACAAATACTCTAGTAGCAAATTATCCATATTTTATTGGTGATTCATACAGATCACCTCTTATTGAAGAAAATTTCACATTAAATCAAACATTTGATTTTAATAATTCATCTTTATCTAGAAATACTTTCCCATATAAAGTAAATGATCCTTATGCTGATAATGATTTCTTAATCGAGTCTAATGAAATTGTAAATCAAGTATCTTTGATTGAATCAGTTTCAAAAGGATCTGTAGAATCATTTACAATTTTAGAATCTGGAGATGATTATAAAATTGGTGATGTTGCAGTATTTGATAATGATGGAACTAATGGTGGTGGATTGAGTGCAGTAGTTTCAAGTATTTTGGGAAGACAAATTAATAAAATTGAAAGTCAGGTAGATTCTTACAACAATTCGATTTTAACTTGGAAAGATCAAAATACTGTATTAGTTTCTTATCAACCTTATCACGAATTACTTGATGGAGATAATATTGTAATTTCTGGATTAACAACTTCTATTTCCAAATTATTTGGAAATCATAAAGTAGGATTGACTTCAGAAAGAATTGTTTTATTCAAAGATGTACTTTCGAATGTAGTTCCAGGAAAGGTTGAAGATATTTTTGTTTCAAATATTCCACCATCAGTATCTGTTGGGAGTTCAATAACTATAGAAAGTGAAATCTTGTCAGTATTGAATATTTTTGATAGTAATTCAATTCTCAGAGTTCGTAGATCTGATATTGGTGCTGCTCATACCTCAACTACTATAGTCAATATTTTACCGAATAAATTTACCATTCCAGTTAAAACAAGTTATTTCGATTCAACTCTTAATGATCTTGTTTATTTTAATCCAAATCAATCTGTTGGAGTTGGGACAACTGCAGGAATTGGAATCAATTTAACTTATACTGTTGGGGAATATACTCAACAAATTTCAGTTACAACTCAAAATATTTACTTACCGAATCATCCATTTAAAACTGGTCAGCAAGTAACTTTCAATAAAAAATCAGGAACTTCTGCATTAGTAGTATCTAATACCTCAGGAGGTTCTAGTTTTAATTTACCGTTTGTAACTAATAGTGAAACTGTCTATGTAATTAATAAATCAAAAGATTTTATCGGATTAACAACTTCCGTAGGATTAACTACTAACACTGGAGGTCTATTTTTCTTCAGTAATGGTTCAAATAATTATGAGTATTCTTTGGGTAGTAATTATGATCAAGTTATTGGAACTGTAGAGAAAATAAAAACAACAGTTTCTGTTTCAACTTCCCATAATATGCAAAATGGGGATATTGTAAAACTGGAAGTAAAACCAAATATTTCTGTTGGAGTAGGTTCTTCAACATCAGTAAGAGTAAAATATGACCAAAATTCACAAAGATTATTAATTAATCCAGTAGGATTTAATTCTTCAAATATTAATACTACTACTGATACAATAACTATCAATTCTCACCATTTTGAGACTGGTGATAAAGTTCAATACAATTCTACAGATTTAATTGCATCTGGATTAACAACTGGTGGATACTTTGTATATAAAATTGATGATAATAAGATTCAACTGACAGAAACTTTCAAGGACTTGAATCAATCTATTCCAAAAGTTGTTGATATTATTAGTGTGGGAGGAACTAGTCACATTATTAGTCTTATTAATCCAAAACTTGACGTAGTTAAAAATTCAACTTTAAAATTTGATCTTTCGGATCCATCTTTAATTAATTATAAATTGAAATTCTATTATGATCAGAATTTTGATAATGAATTTATTTCTACAGGATTAGATTCTCAATTTAATATATCTGGAGTTGGAACAGTTGGTGTAGGAACTGTATCAACGTATTCACTCAGATACTCCGATGGATTCCCAACTAATCTTTATTACTCTTTCGAAAAAAATGGAGTTATTACTAATCCAGATACTGAAGTAAGAAATTATTCAGAAATTTTCTTTATCGATAGTGTCTATAGTGGATCTCACGTAATTTCAGGTGTTGCTGCAACGACTTTTAATATTTCCTTATATAAAATTCCAGAACAATTATCATATAATCAATCACAATGTGATTTATTGAAATACTCTACCACATCAGAAACTGCAATTGGTGGAGTTAATAATTTACAAATCTTATTTGGAGGATATGCCTACAAAAAAATTCCAAAGTTTGTAGATATTTCTTCCGAAAATGGATTTAACGCCAATATATTATCAATTTCTACTAGTATTGGTAGAATTAATAAAGTTAGAGTTTTGGATCAGGGATTTGAATATTCTTCCGATAAAACTCTCAGACCAGAAGCATATATTTCTCCAATATTATCAATAATAAATTCAAGCACTATTGATAATGTAAATGTATTGGATGGTGGTAAAAATTATTCATCCGCACCAAATTTACTTATATTCAATCCAGATACTTTACAAGTAGTTGA